ATCGATCTCAGCAGTGATCTCTTGTGCTAGAGCGGCCATGATTTCTGCCTCAACGTCAATACCATGTTGGCTTTGAGCGTCTTGTGCAGCTTCGAATGTCCAACGTGCTTGTAACTTACGTGACTTAGCTTCAACAGCCTGTCTTAAAATTTGCACGGAGATTTGCTTACCGCCATTACCTTCTAATGCTGCTGTATCATTAGCAGTATAGTAGTTAGTAGAAGTAGCATCACCTTTAACTCTAGAATAAGCCTGTGCAATTAAGAACGGGCTTAGAGCTTCCTGACCAGCTGTTACGCTTGTCTGAGCAGCAGAGTTATCAGTTAATGACTGTGCATAACGTACACGTAGTGTATGGATCTGACCAACTGGGCCAGTCATTGGCTGAACGCCAACCAACTCGTTAGCAATAACTGTTGGCATAACACGACGAATAACTGGAAGAATCACACGGTTTAATGTAGCGATATTACCAGCTGTAGTTGTACCTGCTGTGCTTTCAGCAAGTAGTTGCTTTTTGGTGTTTTCTAAGATAACACCCATTGTTGAGCGGCGAGTGCCTTTTAAGCCTTCTAACAGAGCTTCCTTGGTCTCGTCCCAACGGCTTTCTAATAGAACTTTTGACATTTTTGTTTTCTCCTAATCTATGTCTTAAATTAAAGCCCTGCCAGACGCTTGATATCAATTACGTTGTCACGCTCTTGGGTATCAATAATATCTTTTTTGGCAGATTTATCACCCGTCACTTCACTAATCATTGTTGATTCTGTAATTGTTTGCTTGGTAGCTTTCTTTTCAGAACCACTGTTTAGTACAGCCGGTAGATATTTTTCAAAAGCATTCTTTAACTTTGGGGTCTGAATACTTTCTAATAAAGATTGCATTACCTTAGCCTTTTCATCGTTCAATGGTGCAAGTAACTCGCTCATTGTTTTTTCACGAAGATTAGATTCTTTGATAATACGCACTTCTTTCTCTTTACTCTCAACTAACTTTTTAGCCTGTGAAATTAAATTCATAGATTCGGCTAGTTTTTGATTTTTCTCTTTTAACTGAGCCATTAACTTGCGTGTTTCAGCTTTTTCATTTAAATGAGTAACTGAAAATTCGCTTGCAAATGATTCAAATATTCTGCGACCGAAATTGTTTTCACGGGCGGCTTGAATATCTTCTTTAAGCTGGCTTAATTCACCTTTAAGATGTGTAGTAACAACAGCATTCATTCTCTTAGCACTTTCTGTGACAAATTTTGCCTTTAGTGTTTCAAGTTGTTTGCGTCCTTCTGCAACTAATTTAACCTTAGCTTCAACAACAGCTTTCTTGTCCTGTGAGAATTCTTTGATTTCACGAGCCAATGCATGAACAATAAATTGCTCTAGCTTTTGCTGACTTTCCTTTTGAATCTTACGATCTGAACGCAATTCTTTAATTTCTTCGGCTAGTTTTGTAACCATAAAATCATTGAATTTTGATGCGCTTTCACGAAGTTTCATTTGGCTTTTTACACGGTCTTCGTTCATTGCTTTTCTTTCATTATGAAATTCTTTAATTTCTTCTGAAAGATTATCTGTTACCATACGATCAAGGGCTTCAACCATAACGCTTCTGTCATGCTCATACTTTTGTGCAAACTCTTCTCTGAGTTCTGCACGAACTTGCTCACGAGCCTCATTTAATTTAGATTCCCAGGCTTCGTTAATCTGTTGCCCTATATCTTCGTTAATAAGTCCGCTTTCAAGTAATGGTTTGATTATTTCCAATGTCATTGGACATCCCCTTATTTAATTTTGAGATCCTTGATGAGGCGTATGACTTCCTCTTTCAAGAATTTCTCTACTTTTTTGTCGCCTTTAGCGTCTTTTGCAATACTTAACAATTTATGACCATGCTTCATATTCATCAGGCCTTCATAAATTGCTTTTGGATATGCATTAGGTGCGCTTGGCTGAGCGACAATATCTACTGTGACTATTTCAAAGTCACTTACCTTGCCGTCCAAGTCGTTTACATTACCTGATCCACGACTTGATACGCCCAATTTTACACCACTCTGTAGCATAGTTTTAACTAACTCGCCCATTGGAGTTGGCAATATTTTTAATTTTCCGAATCCATTAGCTCCGTCCATCCACATACTAGTAATCATATGTGATACACGGTCTAAATTAATTTTTAAATCATCAGGGTGATCTACTTCACCTAATACTGAATGACCTTCTGAAATTTGTTCATTAAGAGTTTGCACAGCACTTTCAATTTCAGTTATGGGGTAAATGCGCTCATTGGCATTTTTAACCCCGCCCTGAATGAAAATTCCCTTCATATATAGGGATTTTCCGTTAGCATCATCTAACGATTCAACAACCATATTAGCGCGGTCGAATGTTAAATGTTCTTTGAGATAAGCCATTTCTCTCAGATTCTTTTAGATTCTTCTTCTAGCAGGTTTTCTGCTTTCCATAACGCTCTTGTCGTTCTGTTGAACAGAACCACCGGCGCCTGCTTCTTTACCTTGTGGAGTTTTGTGTCCAAACCCGCCTGGTACTTTTTCTTTGAATGAAGACTTACCTGCGTCTTGTCCTGGAGTGTTTTTAAACTGACCAGCACCTTTTACAGTTGTCTCGCCCTTAGTACCATAGTTGCTAGGAGCTTTAGGACTTGTTGGAACTGTCTCGGCAGCACCGGAGAATTTTACTGGCTTGCTGTCCATTCCAGCCTGTCCGCTGTTTTGTAGACTTGGGCTCTTTGTTTGTGCGCCATTGTCGCCGCCGATTTTAGAACCGTAAAGACCTGGAACATTCTTTAATTGAATCGCTTCCATCATTTCTTCCGCATCTTCTTCTTCATCGTCAAATTCTTCTTCACCTTCTTCACTACCCATCATTTCTTCTTCGTCGCCGAAATCTTCTTCGTCGCCCATACCATCGTCATCACCGCCCATGATCTTTTCAAAATCAGCCATTAACTGGTCTAATTTGTCTTCAATACGAATGACTGCATCTTCAACTTCGTCATCAGCTTCTTCATCATGCATTTGGTCAGAATCAATATCAATGACTTCTTCTTCGTCATCAAAATCGATGTCATCTTCTTCTGTTATACCACCAGCTTCTTCTGCGCTGATTTCATCCATTAGATCGCCGACTTGACCTCCCATACCTTCTTCATCCATCATTTCTTCATCCATGATAGATTCATAAATTTCGCGGGATTTCTCTACTACTATGTCGTGAAATAGTTCACGAGCTTGCTCTTCATTCTCATTGATGATTAACTCAATAAGTTGTTCAAATTTTCTGTGATCCATTATTATTCTCCTGAAGTGAAATGGCTTTGTAATATTATTTAGTGGCTATGCCAAAAAACAGCTTATTAACTACTGTTTTTTTGCGTTTTTGTAAAATATATACAAAATTATAGGGTAGGAGCTGCTGCTTCTGCCTTAGGTCCGTACTGAGCTTGTACTTTTTTTAAATGTTGTTTTTTTTCATAATTTCTTACATCAAGCATTTTTCTTAATTTTCTTATTTGCTTTAATGTAAGTTTAGTTTTTCTAGATTGTTTCCACATAGGTTTACTATTATCAAGATTAACATCTTGATAACCCTCAATAGGTGGATCAAACATTTCTAGTAACTTCATGTAACTATTTATCTTATGCTGTTAAACCACCTGCGCCTGCTGCACCAGGTGGCATTGCACCTGGGGCTGATTGTACAGGTCCAGCTACCTCAGGCCCTGCAGGTGCTTCACCTTCAGCCGGTGCTTGTTCAAATTCATCCGCAGTTTGTTCATCAGACTCTATATCACCTATACTTACACCGATATTTCTTAAATCACCTCCCTCAGGAGTGCGGTCTTCGTCTTTATTATTCTCTTCACGCCATAACTTCTCATTCTTGGTAATTTCTTCTTCACTAAGACCTAAGAATCTTTCTAGTGCAAATCTTTTTGATATGTAGGGGAAAGCTTCCATTGCTTGAAATGTATTTACCCTAGCCGTGTCTAACTCGCTTTGTCGGTAAGCTGCAAAATTTTGCGGAGGATTAAATTTTAAAGAGAATAATCCACTATCAATATTCAACCCTCTCCAACGCAAGAATAATTTAAATTCTTCATCTAGTTTTAATGCAATATAGTTTTGCAAACGCTCACAATATTGATTAAATCTAAACTCTTGAATCATTGCTGTACCAACACGGCCATCACTTAACGGAGTAGTATTATCATCAGGGCCAGTTGGTAAATATGAGCTTGGAACACGCAATCCACGGGCTAGTCTATTGTTAAAATAACGTAAGTCATCTATCTCACCTAAATTTTGGCCACCCGGTAATAATTCGACACTACTTCCTCTACCATCAGCAGTAACCGGAAAGAAATAGTCTTCGTTCATACTTAATGGATTATATGTAGCATCCACTATACTTTGACCACCGTATATACTAGGAATCCGTCGTTGATGTATTTCATTTTTAATTCGTTCAACAAACGCCATAGCCATATGACTTGGCATATTACCAACATCAATCTTAAACATTCTGCGCTCAGGTGCTCGCTGCACACGGTATATTAAAACCGCATCCTCTAGTAATTCTTTTTGTTTATAAACTTTAAAAATGTTTTCTAATATACTTTGCCCAAACGGCCAAAATCTGTCTAATCCTTCAGTTAAGCTTAAATGCACTACATGTTTAGCATCAACTGAACTTTCACTTTGCCCTAATGTAAATCTACTACCTGTAGTATTATAAGGCATTGCAGGCACAGTGTACGGAGTATTTGTTCCGCCACCTGTACCACCTAGTCCCGTGGCTGGGTTTGCAGCAAAATCAGTATTAGTTTTTTGTGCTACTGATAAATTCTGTAAATTTATATTCAAGTCTTTGATTACATATTGTTCGGGCTTCTTTCCCTCACTTTCATTGACAATAACTTTGATAACCTTAACCATATCAATCCAATATAGCTTAAAGTTTTCAGGGTCGCGCAAAAATACTTGATCGCCATATTTAATGACATTTCTAAATATTTTAAATACGCGAGTATCAAATTCATTTAATTTACACCACTGCTGCAATTGAGTTTTTAATAAATCTACTTCGTGTGGAGTAGGATCATCTTTAAATTCAAAAGCAAATGGAGTTTTATTCTGTTCATTTTTTTGAGTACTAAATTCAGATATAATGTCTAAACAGGCATTAATTTCAGCATCCACATCCATCATTTCATATTGATTATACCTTTCAATACGGTTGGGGTGTCCTGTGTAGACCTCGGGTAGTCTACTCATGTAATTTTTATACCCCCAATCTAGATTGTTCCATCCACCAGTAGAACTACCATTTTGACCCGGGCTACCATTCCAAGCACCAGTATTACTGTTTACACCTGATATAGGGCTAGAAATTCCGCTCTTATTTATGAATCGTTTTTTATAGGTCATGTTGTATTTATTAAATTTTAGAGTACTTTAACAAATCACTTTGGGTATTATTGCTCTCGGCTAACTCATTGATCATATCATCTAATTTAGCAATCATAGTATCAAACTTTTCAGTAAGCATCTCAACTATTTTGTCATTAATATCTGTTTCGGTAATAGCAGGTGCAGTAGTTGTGTTTTCTGCTACTTGTGCGGCAGGGGTTGTTGCTAATTTTTCTAATATAGAATTAGCGTCCAATGGAGCAGTAATTTCTCTACCATGATGTTCTACTGGATATCCTGTCATAGGTCCATCAAAAATACCACCCATTTGAGCTTTAGGTATTTCGCCTGATTGCAATTTATCCGAATAACTTTGTGCAAGTTGAGTTCTTTTTTGTGTTTCAGCTTGTCCACCGGCATACCCGACAGATTTGCCAACTTGTTCAATGTTACTAAGATCGACCCCGCGAGATTGTTTTTCTTTGAAATATATTGCGGCTAATTTAGCCGCAATGTCTGGATCATTAGCTAAATCTGGATCTTTTACTAAATCAGCCCCGATTAGTTTTCCATATTTCTCATAATTACTTTTACCGGTAAGTTGTATTAGACCTCGACCCCTATATTTATATCCCTCGTCAGCAGCATTGCCCATCCTACCGCCGTATATTAGATTACCAACTGCTTCAGGACCCTGTTCTACTACACTTTGAGCTTCTTCTATAGACCTAAATCTAACTTTATTTCCACTACCCGGACCATATAACTTAAACAATGTTTTAGCACTATATTTACCGACATCTTCTGATCTTGATTTAAATCCAGATTCTGCTTGGACTTGTGCCATAAGATTAGACACTGACTTATCATCCGTTATACCTTGATTCTTTAATTCTGCTAAAAATTTAGTTTGTTGTTCACCTGTAGTTGCAGTAGGTTTAGATCCTGCTGACAATCTAGCACCCATATTATTAAAAATTCCGCTTCCACCTGATCCACCAGTAGATCCTCCACCAGTAGATCCTCCACCAGTAGATCCTCCACCAGTAGATCCTCCACCAGTAGATCCTC